TTTCCCGTCGTTGTCACTATCTCTTGAGGATCTATCCTAACGAGGTAGGTACTTAATCCCATCAAAAAGCGAAATGCAACAAAAAAAGCCCCTTTCGGGGCTTCTGTTATGAACATTGAAGTTCTAACTTTTTTGCGCAATCTATGGCTTTATCCCAATCATCGAGCAAAAAATTATAAGCAGTCACACCGTCTTTAATTATAAAACCATCACGTCGACTCACCGACCATACTTGACAATTTAACTCTTCGCAAAATTCCTTAGAAATTTTAAACACGGGACACCTCCTGCATGGCGACATTGCCGACGTGCCCATTTATTATCCAATCATTTAACGATTGGCAACAACTAATTTTAGATTATTTTTAATCCCGCGATGTTCTTTGTACAATCTTGTACTTTCGCATCTCGGCTTGATTGCAGATCTCGCCGATTAGCTGCTTGGTGCCTTCCGATAGCTCCCCAGAATCGCACATGGTCTTGCAGATCGAGCAAATGCTTTTGTCCACAATCAAGATCCCCTGGAAATAATCATCCCCAAGGCCCTGTACTAAATCTAAAGCCCGGCCAAGTAACTCAATGGTATTGGGCTTGTCGCCAGTTGATCCAATATGACGCTCAATAACGTCATCATAGTCAGACTCATATTTCGCATACACAGAACCAAAAAAAGCGTGGTCCTCGAAGAACTGGGGGCCAGAGCAAACATTGTGGGCATGGTGTGCATAAACTTGACCAGCCCTCAGAACCGTTGCTAAATTGATTAAACTAGCCATTATTTATCTCCGTCGATAGTGAACGCGCCGATAATGCCTCGGTGCTTTAAGCTCCTCAATTCTGGATCTGTACTAGGCACATAGATTCGGTATTTGCTCTTCTTGACCCACGCATGGACGTCAACCTTGTGGTTGAAACGATGATAATAGCCCACTCGCTGGCCGTATTCATCCATCGGCCTTTTAGTACGTGGGTTGCTACTTGAGAACTCAAATCCATAGTACATACTGTTACCTTGTAAAATGATTGCATTTAATTTAATGAATCGTGGTAAAATTTAAAACATCAATCAAAGGAGACTACCCAAATGGGCGTCACAAAACGGCCCAAGGCCGAAGGCGAGACAGGTGCCAAAATCAAGGACATAGATTTTCGCGATTTTGAAAAATGTTGCCAGATGCAATGTACACAGGAAGAGATCGCGGGATGGTTTGAGATCGACGAAGAGACTCTTGTTAGGCGCGTAACCGAGCATTATAACAAGAGTTTTTCGGAAGTGTATAAAAAATACTCGGCTGGCGGCAAATGTTCGCTTCGTCGTCGCCAGTTTAGACGGGCTCAAAACGGCGACCGCGTGATGATGATCTGGCTAGGCAAGCAGTACCTAGGCCAATCTGAGAAGGTCGAACAGAAAGTGACCGAGATCAATCTATCCGACGTGCCCGATCATGAGATCGAGGCGCTTATTAAGAGGTACGGCAAAAAACCGAAAGGAACGTGATGGGACCACTAGCGCGGGTGCATCGACCGAGCAACAAAGGCAACGTCATGGATACAACGCATATGGTTCTATCAAAAGGATGGCCCCAAGGCCCTTACCGTGTTTCAGTTAAAGCCGAATGGATCTCAGCGCGGGAGTGCCGCGCTTTTGCTGCATGGCTCTTAGCGGCGGCAGATTGGATAGAGGCCAATGAAAAGTCAGGTGAGCAAGTTCTGGGAGCGGATCTGTGACGCAGAAACTGAGCACGAGCTTTACATAGTCCATGGCTCAAAGCATGGCTCTATCATCATAAACAGTGATAGCGAGATTGTGGCGTATGTCACGCAAAACGGCGAATTGCATGAGTTGACAGATGACGAGTTTGAACAAGCTAACAGCGGAGTTATGGTCACGCGGAAATTTGAAGTATAAACTATGGCCCCAACAACAAAGCATATATGACGCCATATACAACCTGCCTCCCGATATTGATGAGGCGGTTGTCCTTTGCGCCAGACAGTTTGGCAAGAGTCACCTGGGCGTCTTGATTGCCATAGAGCAGTGCCTACGCTGGCATGATCGGTGCTTTCTTATCATTGGCCCAACACTCAAGCAGACAAGAGAGATCGTGACGCCAAGGCTTAGGCATATCATTGCCGATGCGCCTCCTGGTCTGATTCGACCGTCCAAGTCAGAGGGCAAGTGGTATATTGGTACGTCCGAACTCGTGATGGGCGGATTCGATTTGAATACAAACAGTCAGCGAGGGAAGACGCTGCAAGGCGTATTTGTCGAAGAGATCGTCGACGCCAACCCAGATGATTACCTTGAGTCATTGCGCTCTGATATCGGCCCTGCTTTGACTCATTCCGATGCAGGGAAAATCATATTTCTCACCACCTTGCCCAAAGTGCCCGATCATCCTTTCATTACCGAAACGATGGCGAGGGCGCAAATCAACAATTCTTTCTATTCGTTCACAATCGACGATAACAAGGCTCTAAGTCAGTCGCAGTATGAGGCATGTGTAAGACGAGCAGGTGGGAGGCACACCGATGATTTTAAGCGCGAATATCTTAATCAAATTATCCGTGACAAGAGTGTTGTCGTTATCCCTGATTTTGATCCTGCTCGTCACATTGGAGAATTTGATCTCCCAGAATACTGCAATTACGAGATCTATATCGACTGGGGCGGAGTGCGCGATTTTACCGTGGCCGTTGTGGTTGGATACGGATACCTGGAAGCAACCGACTTCGTATTCGACGAACTATGGTGGGGGCCGAACACGCCAACGGAAGTCATCGTTAATGACATACGGTCCAAATGGACCGGCAAATATTTACAGCCCAATCGTAAGGAGCATGTTTACTATGCCGACGTGCCAGGACAACTTGCCGTTGATCTCGGACGTACCTTCAAAATGAGCGTTGCCTTGCCACAGAAAAGCGACTGGGAAGCGAGCATAAACGGGCTTGCTAATCGCTTCACTCAAAACAAGATCAAGATAGCGTCACACTGCAAACTGACTATCACAACCTGTCAGTCTGGTATGTTCAACAAAAACCATACAGACTTCGAGCGAACACTCTCGACAGGACACTGTGATGCAATCGCGGCCCTAATGTATGCTGTTAGAGGGCTTAACCGTAGCAATCCGTACCCAAGCGAGATCGCAAGCAAGGACCGTTTCTGGACGCCTCCTAGCGACAAGCCCATAAATATCCTGCCAAGTGCCAACAAATTTGGCGCAACAGCCAAACGATTTGGAGCGAAGTGATGGCAAAGTTTACAATCACGCGACTTCTCGACACGACTCGCATAAGCAAGACCAACACCGGCAAAGAGATCCCCGAGTTTTTTGAGTACCTTGCCCAATTCATCGAGCAGACTGTAAGGAATCTTAGGAGCGGTTTGACGTTTGGGGACAACTTTGCGAGTGAAGTGAAGACCGTCAACGTCAAGAGCGGAACGGCTCAAGTCATCACCGCCAGCAAGACGGTGACAGGCATCATTCCGGTGAGGGTGCAAAGCTCACTGTATCTCTTGCAATCATTTGGATGGTATTACGACAGGAATAATCGTTTAACGATTGTAGCAAGGCTCTGTAACCCAGATGGGACAAGTGCCCCGACCGATGATCTAGCCCCCCTAGATCTTGTGTTATTATATTAAGCATGTGATAATGCGGATTAAAATCGGCGTCGAAAGACTACCACAGGAGATAGAATGGAAACCGCAAGCGCAGGAGTCCAAGCTCCTGCACAACCGACCGAAGCGCAAGCAACTCAGGCCAAACAAGAGGCCGAGCCTTGGCGCAACGCAAAGCACAAAGTTAAGTTTGGCGGCGAGGTACGCGAAGTCTCGTATGACGAGCTAATCCGCGACTATCAAAACGCCAAAGAGAGCACACGCCGTTATCAAGAAGCGGCCAAGCTCTCGACCGAAGCGCAAAGAGTTAATCAAGCCCTAGAGAAAGGGGACATTAACTATTTGGTGGACAAGCTCGGACCTCAAAAAGCGCGACAGATGTTTGAGAACTACCTGATCGAGCAGTATGAGTACGAGGAGTTACCACAAGAGCGCAAAGAACTTTTGTCCGAGCGGAAAAGGCGGGAAGAGCTTGAACGTAAGATGCAAGAGTTGGAAGAGGGCTCAAAGAAGGCGCGTCAAGAAGAATTGGCGCAAAGAGCCGTGGCCGAATTGGACGCTGAAATCTCGGAAGCATTGGCAGAAGCCGGGAAGAAAGCCAATCCAAGGCTAGCCCTTCGTATCATTGAGCAGATTGAAGCGAGCATTAAAGCCAAGGGAGAACGAATCCCCGCGAAGCAAGCTTTGCAATACGCTCAAAGGAGCATGACCGAGGACATTGGCGCATACCTAAGCGATCTTTCGCCAGAGGAAGCCATGTCGATTTTGCCCAAGTCTCTAATCGACTCGCTTATGAAAGCTAAAGTTGATAGAGTTTTGGATAGCAAAACCGTCATGAAAAACAAACCGAGCGCGAAAGAAGTCGGCAAGGCTGACGAACCAATGACGATTGAAAAGAAATTTCAAGAAATGGAAAAACGATTTAAACGGAGATAAAGATCATGGCAGTCTCTAGCTTGTTTTATTACAACGACCAACTTGGAAAAGTGGTACCTAATGAGCTTGTACTACAATTCAAGATTACCGGCGCAAAGGCTTCGAGCCCCATCGTCGCGAATACTGCGCTGTTGAAGTCGTACGATGCAATCGCTTCCCAAAGCGTGATTGATTCGTTCCTCGGGACGTCTTCTGAGTTTGCCGTTGCTGCATTTGACGCAACTGCTATGGGCACCGATGCCCTTGCAGTCATCGTCAACATGAACGGCCAAGCCAAAAAGCTCCTAAGCGTGTCTGCGAAGCTGTACAGCGGCTCGAACGGTGCAACCGTCGCCGAGTGTGCTGACGTTGCCGAAGGCTTGACCGCTTCTACTCTGGCTTGCGAAGGCGCACTAGGCGCAGCTGGTAACTTGGCTGGTCGTTTCGTCCTGGCTGGTCTGGACGCTCTTACTAGCGGCATGATCGAAGTGCGTTTCTGCTGGATCGCAAAGTAATCATTAAAACACTGAGAGGTGAATCATATGGCTTCCGTTTCGAACAATCAGGTCATTGAGCTATTCAAAAACGTATACGGTGATATGTACGACCTCGTCCCGGAAGATCAGCTTTTGGGAATGGACATTGGTTGGGCCGAAGGCGCACGAGTGGGCGCACAGTTCGTTGAAGATGTTGTGCTTAGTGCCGAGACAGGGATCACGCTAGGAGGAAGTGGACAGGAAGCTTTCGAAATAAACCCGGCTATTGCGGGGGCTGTAAAGCAAACCTTGGTTACTCCGTACGTGTCCATCCTCCCCTCCATCCTCCCATTCGCAACAATTTCTCGTTCACTAGGGGATGAACAAGCTTTCTTTAGAGCCACGAAGTTCATCACGCGTAACAACCTAAAATCACACAACAAATTCCTAGAAATCTTCAGAATGTGGGGCCAGTCTCCTAGCCTTCTTGGGTACGTTTCATACTACTCTGGCACCTATCGCGGAGCTTCGTTTACAAACGGATCTGGAACGCTAAACGGTTTAGCTTTTGTAAACGGCGTCAACGCTGCTTCTAAAGCAATTTTGTTGGCTCCAGGCGAATTTGCAGCTGGCTTCTGGGTTGGTATGATCGGCGTGAAAGTCAAGCAAGTTGACCAAAACGGCAACATCCTTGCTTCCGGTAAGCTGACTGGCTACCAAAGCAAATACGGTTACATCACCGTGGACTTTGTGCCTGTCGCTCCTTCTGCCGTTTCTGGCTCTGGCTCTGTCCGTCTTTGCTTCGACGGTCAAGAAGGCGCTGGCGAAATGGTCGGCATTCACGCAATCCTTGCCAACAGCGGGACGTTGTTCGGCGTCAATACCGCGCAATTCCCTCTATTCAAAGGTAACGTGGCTGATATCAGCAACGGTGCTTCTACTGGCGTTAAGCTCACGCTTTCCCGCCTACAAGAAGCCCTGGCCGATGCAGTCAACGGTGGTGGTCTGGAAGGCGACGTGAACGTGTACGTCAACCCACGTAGCTGGTCCACCTTGTCCAACACCGAAGCTGGTCTTCGCGTGTATGATAAGTCCTATTCGCCTAGCCAAGCGCAAAACGGTTTCCGTGACATTGAGTATTACACTCAGACCGGCAAGCTCACCATTAAGGCTCATCGCTGCATGAAAGAAGGTTATGCCTTCGCTCTCCGCACCGACACGTGGAAGCGTTCCGGTTCTGCTCAAGTAGGCTTTAAAGTGCCCGGCATGGATGACAACGGCGATCTCATTCGTCCCTTGGAAAACCAAGCTGGCTACCAATTCAAATCCTACGCTGACGAGTACGTTTTCACTCCAGAGCCCAATCAAAACTTGCTCATCACTGGTATCAATGACGAATCCGCATCCTAATTGACCTTCTGATTGCGGCTGGCCCCATGCGTTGGGGCTGGCCCTTTTTTCTTAAAAGGAATTTAATTCATGGCTATTAACGTAACCTGGGACGGAACTACATACAGTATCCCGCAATCTGGGGAGTTCAACTGGTCAAGCTTGACCAACTTCCTGGTTGCGTTGGGAAACAAAGCCGCCGTTGCTGGCGAAATGAAGCAAGAGATTAGGAAGGCCACAACAAGCCCAGTCACTGTCTCGGCTGCATCTGATTACGCAATCGTGACTGACTTGACGGTAGCTGGTCCTGTCACTGTCAACTTGCCCGGAGGATCTCCCGGCCAGATTTTTGTAATCGTCGATGGCAAAGCTGATGCCGCGACGAACAACATCACAATCAATCGTTCGGGGTCTGACACTATCATCGGTCAAACCTCGCTCGTGCTGAATAAAAACCGCCAAGTTGTCATGCTGCAATACAACAGCGGCGACAGCGATTGGAAAGTAATTAACTACGCTATTCCCCCAGGACAGGTGACTGATTCCGATATCTCTGGGGTCATCTCAACGGCTGGCAAGGTATCTGGTAGCGCCATCACTAGCGGCACTATCGCTGGTTCTACTTCGCTGAATAGCTCTGGCAGCGTGACGCTGACAGGTAGCGGCGCTTTGAGCGTGGCAGGTACAGCGGCTCTCAACGGCGGTGTCACTCTTGGCGATCAGGCAGCCGACGCACTGACGATCAATAGTAGCGCGGCAAGTATCCCCAATGGCCTCAATTTCGACTCCAATACCCTCGTTATTGACGCAACTCTTAACCGAGTGGGTATCGGTACGGCCTCTCCAAGCCAAGCCCTGGACGTCGTGGGCACCGTCAATGCCACGACTGTGGCAGCGGCAACGGTCAACGCTGGAGCCTTGAACGCTTCCGGCAACACGGCCCTTGGCGATGCCTCCTCGGACGTGCTGACTATTAACGGTACAGCTGTCACACTGCCCAACGGCCTTAACTTTGATAGCAACACGCTTGTCATCGACGCAGCCAACAACCGAGTGGGCGTCGGTATCGCAGCCCCAACCGTAGCTCTTGACGTAGTAGGCGCAGCAAAAGTCAGCACTGATCTAACTGTCAACGGCAACACTGTCCTAGGTGATGCGACCAGCGACACGCTGACGATTGCGGGTAATGCAACACAGAACGGCACTGGTTCGTTCAAAGTTGCTTCTGGCACTACGGCGGAACGACCAGGAACGCCAGTCAACGGAATGATTCGGTACAACTCCGATTTGACGGCATTTGAAGGGTACGCAGCCGGGGCATGGTCGGGGATTGGCGGAGGCGGATCGGTTGATAAGATCAATCAGGCGTCACACGGTTTTGTTGTCGGCAACGTGCTTTATTTGAACGGCGCTACATACACCAAAGCGATTGCAACCTCTGCGGCAGCTGCGGAAGTCGTCGGCGTCGTATCGCGTGTGGTTGACGCGAACAACTTTGAGTTGACACTTAGCGGCGAAATCTCGGGTTTGACCGGATTGACGGCTGGCTCTGTCTATTTCTTGAGCGATAGTGTTGCTGGAACCTACTCGCTGACTGAGCCTAGCACTATCGGATATGTATCTGTCCCGGTTGGTGTGGCTTCTAGCACGACTACCTTTTATGTCGCTCCCAAGCGCGGTGTTGTCGTCGGCGGCGCCAATGCTAGGACGCAAATCTCTCTTCTCAACAACACACCAAACCAGACCGTCCAGGACGTATCCTCCTATGACGCTGGCGGGCTTGCTGGTTGGGTATACATTGACGCGACGACAGATCTCCGTTTCTATGTCCAAGCCCAATTCGTACGAGGCGGTGACAATATCTATGACATTTCGTATCAGGTGAGTGGCGACACGCCTCCAGCCGGATTTCTAATGTCGATCACCAACGCCGGTGTCATTCAAATCACCATGCCAAACATTCCCGGTGTGTTCACTTCGGCAAGCATTAACTATGCGCTTAACGCTCCGGCGGTGGGGACAAACTTTCCGCTATCTGTTAGCGGTAGCAGCGTGATTGGTGGGACGCCGACGGTTGACACCATCAATGCCAACACAAGCGGAAACGGTGTCCAAATCCAGGGCCGAACAAGTGGAGTTGTGATACCTAGCGGTTATGTTGGAGAACAATTAAGTGTTACGGGCTCTGAACTTACCACAAGCACAACTGGGGGTGTAACCCTTACGCTTGCGACATTACCAATAACAAGTGCAGGTTTGTGGCGAGTTGATTTTTATGTTTGGAATATCGAAGCAGCCGGGGTAAATGCTGGCGCTATATTTATGGCAAACGCAAAATATAACGATAGTACATTTACGCCAACTATTGCAACGAACGGGGATAATTCGGGCGTTGTTGCTTTTGTCACACAAGGCGCGGCAATTAGGGGAGGGTCTGCCAGCAGTATTCCCGGTCTGGTTTTAGCTACAGACGGAACCAAGTCCGTAACCCTAAGGCAAGCTATTACCTTATCCTCTGGTACAGCAGCAGCCAGAGGCAAGATTGTTGCTACACGAATCGCTTAAAACTAAGGAGCAAATATGCCAACGGTCCCCTTTCTAGGTTCGTATGGAGATATATCAGGCAGCGGCTTGATGTTTAGGAATAAGCTGATTAACGGCGGGTTTGATATTTGGCAGAGGGGTACTAGCCAAACTTCTAGTGGGTATGGCAGTGATGATAGATGGAGTAACGTACACGGCGGAAACTCTACTAAGACAGCAAGCCAGCAAACATTTACGGTTGGACAAACCGACGTTCCTGGAAACCCAAAATATTTTTCTAGAACGGTTGTAACCGCTGGCGTTGCTAACGCTTCAAACTTTGTTATTAAGCAACAACTTATTGAAGGTGTAGCCACATTATCTGGTCAAACTTGTACCATTTCTTTTTGGGCAAAAGCTGACACATCAAGATCTGTTTCAATAGAGTTTTCCCAATTTTTTGGCACTGGTGGTTCGCCTTCTGCAATCGTTCAAAATCTAGGCATAAATAAAATTGCCATAACATCTTCATGGGCAAGATATTCTGCAACCGTAACTTTGCCGAGTATTTCAGGGAAAACGTTAGGTACCAACGGAGATGATTATCTAAGGTTAAGAATTTGGTTGAGTGCAGGAAGTGGTTCTAATGCCTCAACTGATTCATTAGGAGAGCAATCCGGCACCTTCGACATTGCCAACGTCCAACTCGAAGCCGGACCACAAGCAACGCCGTTTGAGCAAAGGCCGATTGGAACAGAGTTTGCTTTGTGCCAGCGTTATTATCATGTCATGTCATACGATGCTTCGCAAAACTCTACTAATATTTTTGGTAGTGGCTGTATTGATAGCGCAACAGTTGGGACGGTGTTTTTAGGTCAATTTCCAGTGAGGATGAGAATAGCTCCTGCGGCTGCTTTGGTTGGAACTTTCAAAGTGTTTGGTGCAAATGGTGCTAATAGTGCATCTGACTTATCTTTAAATACCGCCATTCAACAGAACAGAACGTCTCCAACTCAAGCATCTTTGTATATAAGTTTTTCCGGCGGTTATGTTGGTGGAGGTATGGTTCTATATTCCAATACAGCAAACTCCGGTATCACTTTTTCCGCCGAACTCTAAGAGGACAAACCCATGCCAAATAGCGCGATTTCATTCAACACGTCGGGATTAGCCACAACCACAAGCCCTGGTTTAGTAGGAACGGGGGCGCAGACTTTTGCTGGGAAAAAGACGCTCGACGGAGGGGCGTTGATTAAAGGAGATACGAGCGGGGTAGTAGTTCCAGCCGGATATGTCGGTGAAGTGTTGCAATCTAACGTAAATAGTTTGATTAACGTGACTCACGCCACTGGTTTAGAATCAAACATTACAACTCTAGTATTAACAGCTGGCGTTTATGAAGTTAGCGGCATGGCTAGAATTACAAGAAATGGGGCGACTGTTACTAACCCAGAATATGTCATTGGGGTAGTCGCAAACGGGCAGACGAATAGTACGGTAGTAGAGGGTGGTTTGGCTATGCAATACCCACCAACAACCTTCAGCGACATTCGTATTACGACAGCATCCATTAGGGTAATTTGTACGGGAACAAATATAATCATTTACGCTACTGGAACAGGTGTGAGTTATGCCACAACGTCGATGGCTTTGCGCGCATACACGGGATCTTGGAGTGCAGGGACACCACAATACTGTGGCGTGTTAAGAGCTGTTCGTATCGCTTGAGGTTTTCATGTTGTACAAACTTCTCTTAGCCTCAACCGCCTTCGCGCAATGGGTTCCGGCTCCTCCTGCCGATCCAATTCCTACGCCTTACCCTGGCATGGATGATTTACAAGTCGAGATTAACGAAATTAGGGCGCAGAATGACTTGCCGTTGGTTGTATCGACGAGGGAGTTAGCCTGTGCAGCAGATCGACATGCAAAAGACTTGGTAAAGTCTCGGTCATGCAATCATGCGGGTTCAGATGGCTCTACATTTGAGCAGAGAGCTAGGGATTGCGGGACAGAGGCAAGCGCCGAGCTAGTTGGATGTGGTTTTGAGCTCCCAGAGACGGCGGTTTTTCGATGGATGCGCGACTTTATGGGCAGGAAAATCCTTCTTGATCCAAAAATTGCCGCGATTGGTACATCCCACGTTGGCGATAAATGGGTAGTTGTTTTTCGTATTCAACCGAAGTGATACAATAGGAGCAAATTATGCCAATGGACATGGAAATGGGCGGCGATATGGATGCGAAACTGGCAAAAATCGCAGAACTGAAAGACTTGATTTATGACATGTTGGCAGAAGGCACGTCCGAAGCCGAAATTATGGACGAAATCAAAGACGCCGTATCGGGCGAGGGTTCGGAAGCCGTGGCGATGGAGAAAGAAAGCCCGCTAGAGGAAATGGGTGAGGATATGGGCGGGGAAGAGATGAGCGACTTGCAGAAAATGAAGCGGGATTATTTCAAACCAAAGCCAGCGGCACCTAGAAGCGGCACGGGCGTTTTTATCGCAGCTATGGAGAAAAAACAACCGGCTAAAGGTATGCCTGAGATGCCCATGAAATCCTCCAAAATGCAAGGTAAAATGCGATGACAGTAACGTCCGACCGATTCTTAGAGGGGTTGAAACGTCGGATAACTATCCCGGCAAATCAACCTCTCATGACCGACCAAAATTTCCTTGATCTGGCGACTGACGTAATCAGGGATAGAATGGTTCCGCTCTTTTTGAGCACCAATCAGAACTATTTTGTAACCTACGTCGATATTCCTGTGTATCAGGGACAGCGCAAGTATCCAATCCATTACCGGGCGATTGGTAGAGCGTTGCGGGACTTGAAACTCAAGTACAGCCAGGACAATATTCGCCAGATTGATATGCGACTTATCGCGCTTGAGGATGAGCACCTATTCATCAACCAGACTTTGCCTACAGGTTTCTACTTCTCTGGTGATTCGATTATGCTCTGTCCAGAGCCGAACGCCGATGTCTACCTTTTACGCCAGTTTTTCAATCTTCAGCCCAATAAAATGGTGACGATGGACAAAGCGGCAAAGGTGACGAGCGTAAGCGGCGACGTGGTGAATATCGACGGCAAGCCGGACACGTTTTTGTCTGGTACGCTTATCGATTTCATCCAAGGCAAGGCGGGTTGCTCGACTTTGGCCTATGACGTGGCCATCGGTAGCGCTGGTTCTACCCAGCTAGTGTTTGCGACTGGCGCGGTGCCCACAGACTTAGCGGCTGGTGACTACATAGCACTAGCTCAAGAAGCGCCAGTGATGCAGCTACCGGACGAGGCCCAACAACTTCTCGAAACTTGTGTCGCAGATCGGGTGCTGTACGCGATTGGCGACTATGAAGGCTCCCAGGCGATGCAAAAGGACGCCGTGGCCCAAGAACGAAATTTGCTCAAGATAATTCAGCCTCGAATAGAGGGCGAGCAAACGAAGATTATCAACCGCAACGGCTTACTACGTGGACGAGGCTACAATTATTGGCGCGTTCGCGGAGGGTATTACTGGTGACATATTCATACCCAGAGATTAAGGCGTTTCGCGGCCTGTTTGCACAGCCTAACACCTTTGCGCTTCCCGAAGGCGCGATGGAACAGGCCAGCAATGTCGTAATCAATGATGATAACATCCTGCAAAAGATTCGCGGGTTTTATTCATATTATCCAAGCGGTGCGAGCACGTTAAATAGCCTCTTTACCTACCAATCACGATTGATGGGCGTCTTTAATGACAAGATCGTGTATTTTTCTGATTTGGGTAGTGAGCCTAACACCATCGGAACGGCTACCGCGCTCCTTGGGCATCCTGTTAGCATTACCTCGCCGCTTGTGTCTCGATCAGTCGAGCAAAACGGTAACTTGTACTTTACCAGTGACACTGGCGTACTCAAACTTGACGCCTACAACGGTACAGTTTTCCAGGCTGGTACAGCTGGCGGCCTAGATTGCCGTGGCTCGTTTTTGCCTCTCAATGGGCCTATTCCTGGCGACAGTCAGATAGCTTATCGTGTCTGTTTCGGGCGTGAGGATGTGAACGGCAATTTAATCCTCGGAGCTCCATCCGACATAGTACCTCTGACCAATGCAATTCAGACACGCCAGAGCGATGGAAGTTTGATTGCATGGACGAGAAACAGCAACGTAGTGACTGTTACCAGTGCAGGGCATAACCTTGTCAACGGTATGCAAATCACAGTGACTGAGTGTCTAGGAAATCATCCGGTTGCTCTTGGCTCGTACACTGTTAGCGCCGTCACTCCTACCACATTCCAGATCGCCAGCGTTGACAGTAACAACGTGAGCGGTACTCTCTCATGGAAAGCGTCTAGGACGGCTCTAATTGAGGCATCCATACCGGACGATATCAATCTCGTCTCACAAAATTACTTTATCCAAATCTATCGCACCACAGAAAGTAACAGCGAGACGGCAAGCCCAAGCGCTGACTTTAAACTAGTTGAACAAATCACGCTTGATAGTGTCAGCCTCGCTAACCGAGTTTTCTCTTACGAAGATAAGACCGATAGTGTTCTCCTCACCAACGCGACGGAACTCTATACAAACCCCAACTCGCGAGAGGGAGAACTTCAGGCGAATCTTAGACCTCCTTATTGTACTGACATCACCTTGTTTCAAAATTATGTGTTCTATGCTAATTGCATCGCTCGCCACGTTTTGAATATAGACGTAATCGATACCGGGGGAATCGCCGATAACGACTATATCGAGATAAAAGTGGACGCGACGATTAGGCGATATGTTGCGCGTAGCGGCGTCGCTAATCAGAGTGTCCAGTCTCAGAGTGTCACCAATGCTACTGGTAACTTGAGCATAAATTACACGGCTCACGGTTTCCTCGCTGGCGATACGGTTTTCGTTAGCTTCGTAAGCGGGGGATCTCTCGCAGTCGGCACGTATACGGTAAACTCCGTTGGGTTATCGGCTAATGCCTTTCAGTTGTTGAGTGGCGCTACTCCTGTTCCATACAGCGCTGTCACATATCTGTTCTTTCAGGGTGTCACGAACGGCACATACCCTATTTTTCAGTATGACAAGACAAGCGCGAGCGTTGGGACGCAATTACGGCGTACCGCTCAAGGTTTCATCAAAGCGATCAATAGGGATTTGCCTTCTCTAGTATACGGCAATTATGTCTCAGCAATCGACGATACTCCGGGTAAAATTCGCATAAGCGCCGAGGATTTCACTGGCACCATATACATGGCTGGCAGTAGCGCTGGGATTTGCAACGCCTTCAGTCAAGTTTTGCCCACATCGTTTGCCAGCGGTAATCAGGTTTTCAGCAAAAACAACATTCAAAAAAACGCCGTTTTTATCAGCAAAGTTAGCGAGCCCGAGGCTGTCCCCGTGGTAAACTATTTGCTCGTCGGATCTAAAAACAAGGCGATTAAAAGGATATTTGCGCTACGCGATAGCGTGATTTTGCTGAAAGAAGATGGAATATTTAAAATTACTGGCAACAATATTGCTAATTTTAGTGTTACGCCTCTCGATACTACCGTCATTGTCTTGGCCGAAAATAGCGGTGCTCTCCTCAATAACAAGGTGTACTTTCTTGGTACTCAGGGGATTTGTTCGGCGACTGATTCTAGCGTCGAGATTCTTAGCCGTAGGATTGAAAACTTTATCGAGCCAATCCTTGGCCAAGCGAACCTAAACGCAGAGACGGCGGCTGTATCGTATGAATCAGATCGTACCTACCGAATTTCTACTTTAGGCTACAACTCAAGTACGAAATCCATAACGTATATTTACAATAGTTTGAACGATACGTGGACATCGAGCGACTATCTGTTTACGGCTGGCGTAGTAGGGCCTAGCAACAAGATGTTTCTCGTGTCGAGCAATCGGGTACTCAAGGAGCGCAAATACGGCAACCGCCTAGAGTTCACAGGCCAAAACTATTCGTGTGTAATTCTTTCGGTCAATTTGAACGCAAAACAGGCAGTCATACAGATTGTTGGTCGAACACCTGAAGTCGGCGACGTGATTGTCTACAACGACGTTATCAACCGGATCCGGTCGGTAGAAAACGCTGGTAGTGGTTTGTTTCTTGTAACTTTTGCCAAAGTGCCAAATTTGACGCCTCTCTTGACTGTCCAGTTGTATGCTAACATTAAGAGCGCGGTCGTAATGGCTCCGTTTCATGGTGGTACGGTGGGTCTGGGCAAACAATTTGCTCAGATCCAGTTACACACTCGGACCAACAACATTAGCCGAATCAAGCTGACCTTCCAGGGCCAGTCATTTGGCGGTTCAGAAGAAGCCGAGTGGTTAGATACTAGGGTAACTGGCACTACTGGCGGCTGGGGATTTGCACCATGGGGATTCTTTCCCTGGGGACAGGCAGACCTACTAGATGCAAAAGTTATCACCGAGCCTGCGCCAGTTGTTCGTATTTACGTGCCATTATTTCAGCAGAGAAATACTTTCATCCAAGCCATAATGAATCACCAAGAAGCGGCTGAATCCATGGACATCCAAACGATTAGTTGGGCGATCCGCGCATACAGAGAAAGAGTATCCAAATGAGTTTGAACGCTCGCGACTATTTCATGACTTGGGAAGCCGAGGAATTAGCGGCGAAATTGATGGGTATGAATCAGCGTTTCTACGGCGCATCATTCAACCCAATTTGGCAAATGTGGCAGCGCAACACTTACGCCTACTATTCCACGATTCTTGACGCTCAATCCTGGTTTACGGCGCTTCAATTTGTCGGCGACCAAGGCGAACTAGTCAAAATGAGCGTTCCTCAAGCGCGGTCGCTAATCCGCCAGCTAGTGACGCTAGTGACCAAGCAAAAGCTTGCGTTCCATGGGATTGCTAAGACTGACGGCGCTGAAGTCACGGAAAACGTCCGAATTGCCAACGCTGTTTGTGAGGAAACGGTTGAAAAGACCAAGCTAGACCTACTCGCGGAACAATTTGTCGAAGATGGCCTAGTGACAGGTACTGGCTTTATCAAAACGACGTGGCGCACCGACGTAGGCCAAGCCATCGCCGTGGACGAGAATGAGCGTGTCATTTACGAGGGCGATATTGAAATCAGTATCCCTCACATTATGGACATGCTCTACAACTTCCAAATTCCTCGGTGGGAGGACCTGGATTGGGTGCAAGTCAGGGTACGCCGTAATAGGTGGACACTAATCGCTCAACATCCTGAACTTGCCGAACAGCTAATGAAACTGCCAGCTGTCTCGACCGAGTTACGTTCCCGCTCCTATATGGGCTTTGATGATAACGACACCGTGTACGTGTACGAGGTCTATCACAAGCCTACTCCCAGTCTCCCCCGTGGCCGGATGATGATTTATGGTGACAAGAATTGCGTCCTTTACGACGACGTGAATAAATACGGTTGCATCCCGATTGAGCAATACAAGCCAGAGCCAATCAAAGGGCTTAACTTCGGCTATCCCATGCTCTCGAACCTGCTACCGGCCCAAGAAATGTATGACCATGAGTTTTCGTCGGTAGCGACCAACCATAGCGCTCTTGGTGTCCAAAATGTGACGGCGGCCCGTGGTGCTGATATCAACGTGGAAGCCTTGGGCGGCATGAACTACATATTTTACACTCCCCAGGACATCCCTGGCGGCGGTAAGCCCGAACCTCTCAATCTTCTGCAAGACAGTCCTAATAGTTTGAAGTTTGCCGAGGCTCTTTTGAGCAATATGCAGCAAATTTCTAACATTAACGCAGCGGTTCGGGGTGAAGTGCCGCAATCATCGTCAGGTAAGGCCATCGCTACCCTGACGACTAACGCCTTGGAGTTCTTGTCCAGCTACACCAAAAGCATGATTAACTGTCTGGAACGGACCATGTATCATGCCATTACTGCATATCGCGTGTTTGCGACTACCGAGAGGCTTGTAAGGATGACTGGTAAAAATTATCAGTCATTCAGTCGCAAATTTAACGCTCAAGACTTAGATCCGATCATTGGTGTGAAGATTCAAAACATCAACCCACTAATGCAGACTATGGCAGGGCGTGTTGAGATTGCTGACAAAGCTATTGAGCGCGGGCTTGTCACAAATATTCAAGAGTACGTGTCCATCCTGGACGGCGAACCTCTGACTAAGCTATTCCAGCCACAGGCGAGCCAGTCGGATCTAGTCCAGGCCGAGAATGACGCGATGATGGACGGCAAGGAAACGATTGTACTTAGTACCGACAATCATCCGAAACATATCATGATGCACAGCACGTTGCTTAATGATCCAATCGTCAGGGCCGATGGCGCTCGTGTGCAATTGATTTTGAATCACATTCTGCAACATTTGGAGCTTGCCAAAAACACAGATCCGGTCCTTATGGCCATGGTGCAGACTGGCCAGATGCCTCCCTTGCCTCCTCCTGGCGGGATGATGCCACCTCCCGGTATGGAAGGCGCACCTCCTCCTGAGGGTGGGCAACCTATGCCAGAGGAGGGCGGTACAGATACAAGTGAAGCCGTGGCATTGCCGACGCCAGAGGTCGCACAACCAGCCGATGACATGCTTGGGAGACGATAAAAATGGCGACAGTTAGAAACGACCAAGATCAGGACGAAAACCTTTTCCAGAACCAGGATGAGCAAAAGCAAGATAACGCTATCCTGACTAGCACCACTGGCGACATAGGCGCGGAGCCTGTGCAAGCTTCGGCCAGCGGATCTAGTGAACGTCCTAGGGATGCAGCTAGAGCAGCAAATGTAGGTCGTTCGCAAGTCTTAGAGAGGAACCTTGGCAAGTCTGGCAACCCTTTCCAATTTCAGCAAACCCGGCAAGCCTTGCAGGCCAGCAAGGGCCAAGTGCAGTCTGAATACAACACGTATATGCAAAATGCGGTGACTCCCTATCAATACGGGACGCAGCAACAAGAGCAGGTGCGCGACTATGCAAGGGGCAAAGCGCCGAGCGGTCAACCGGATTGGCTCTCGCGATTTCAGCAAGGCACGCCCACTGCACCTGGGGCTTTTACCAGCACAGCCCAGACTAGTTTCGCTCCTGTCAATGCGCTCAAGACGAACGCAGGAGTCAGGAATTTCTTGCGGGATTCCAATGATCCGGAAGCCCGAAGTGGTGAGGCCGCCATTGACTTCAGTATGTTGAACGCCGATCCGCAATTTAATATTAACCGAGAACAGACTTTAAAAGATTACGAAGACCTTATTAAGACCAAAGGCGACATCGAGGCCAACGCGCAAGCGGAAGCCCGCAAGGCACAGCTCGACGCTGCGAGTAAGTACCGGCAAGGCATTATTAGCACTTTAGAAGAAGAAACGGCTGCGATTGAGAAGGCAGCACAAGAGGAGGAAACGAAATACGACGTTGGTTTCGGCAATCTTGACGCCATGCGCGGGCAAGTTTTGGCCGATGAAATGCGGGATCTAGCTGCAAACTCGCCTGAAAATTTGCGTTCCTACTTTTTTAACCCTATGGGCCGAGAATCCGAGTTTTCCAAATATTTCAAACCTGCGACGGCTGAAAGCACCAAGGCCGAGGATTTTATTTCGGGAGAGCAAGCCGCAAACTTTAACCGCATTATGGCGGCTTTAGGCAAAGATAAGATAGCGACAGCGGGCCGACTGGCTGGCAAGAAAGGCCCTGAGAAAGACGCCTTAGGTTTTGACCGTCAAGCTTTCCGCGATGCCATGACGAATAGGGCAATAGCTGAGGATGAAAGGGCGCGAAATTCGCCTTTTGCCAATACAGGCGCATACGATGCGGGAGGTGCTGCACCTCCTGGGTTTTTCAACGCTCCCGCGCCAGCGGCTCCCGCGCCAGCGCCATCGGGCGGCGAAAGTGTTGGATTCGGCGAAGACGCTCTGATGAAAAATTGGGAAAAGGTCGGCGACTTTTTTAGCAACATGGGAGCCTACAATCCCGAGGTCAAATTACCTACATTCACAGGTCCCACTGGCTATAGATTTTCCGATGGCGGGCGCGTTCCTGGGATGGCGCTAACGGATGGCGATAGTCCGGCGAATGACGTTGTGAGTGCCAAACTCAGTCCGGGCGAGATCGTAATTCCGCGCAGTTCGGCTGGGGATAAAGAAAGCGCCAAGGATTTCATAGACAACATGCCTTTTTCCAAGACGCGAGAGCTTTTGAAAAACAAATACGCTTGCGGCGGAAAAGTGCAAGATCAGTACAATTGTGGCGGCACGGTAAAGCGCGGTTATGCTGATGGAGGGCGTGTTGGTGAGGAGATTGAAAGACAATACGATGCACAATACAACGCACCAATTCCAGAAGCTCAAGAGTTCAAAAAAGGCGTTGATGATGTTTTAACAAAATACATCGTCGATCCATTAGCCGAGCGCGGTTATGAAAACTTAGGCGCTGGTTTAGCGACTATCCCCAGTACGTTGATGGAGGCCGCAATACCAAGTACGGCTGGCGATGTCTTAATGAGCGCGACACCATTTCCGAAAATTAGGGGAGCTTTGAAACGTGGTACTAGCGAAGCTCTTTCTAAGGCCGAGCCTCCAAAAATGCCGGAATTTAAAGCTATAAAAAAACCGTATGATGAAAAAATGCTAGATCCGGCGGAGCAAACTGTAAAAAAGGTTTTGGCGGCTTTAGAAAACGAAGGATTGTCAGCGGAGCAAAAGCAAGCGTTAGCGGATTTTGTACGATCTCAATATATTTTGACTGATTATATGACTACGAGAAGAAACATTACTCACCAATTTTTGAATGATTATGATGCAAATTTGATGAAAAAAATACATCCTCAGCCTGAAAGTCTAAATCAAAAAAGTTATGATGATTTAGAAAAAGCTTTTAACAAAAATCAAATTTATATCAGAGGCCGAGATCCAAGAGTGCGAAAAATGATGGAAATTTTGAATGAGGATCGACCCTTTGAGGCTAGAGATACAACTCGTGACCGCGCAAAAGATTTGCAATATCAGATGTACAAAAAAGGAGGCCGATAATGGAACCACTGACTATAGGCATCGGCATGGCAGCTATTGGAGCGGCCTCCGGTTTAATTCAATTATACAATTCTGAGAGAGAAAGAGGGGCATCCAAGAAACGCCTTCAAGACATAGAAAGGATGTTTAATGAGATTGTCCCTCCTCAATATAATGTTTCAATTTACGACGATCCCGAGCTAGTTAAAACAATCCCGCCAGCGGCTTTTGATTACTCGCGAATTACGCCAGAATCGTTTGCGTCGGTAGGCCAATACGTTCCCGAAGTCGCCGACTTTGTGCGCGAGGTAGCTCCGCAGATAGTTGAAGCCTCGGCGGCGGCCCAAGAAGGACGGGGAGCACAGTTAGAGGCCCTGCGCCGTTACCGTGATATTGCAGCAGGCCGTTCCGATCCGATGTTCCAGCAAAAGATGCAGGAAGCCAGCGACAGGGCCAGGATTGAGGCCCAAGGGCGCACAGCGTCGGCATTGCAGGACGCACAAAGGAGGGGAGCGCTAGATAGCGGCGTTCAACTGGCAGCGCAGCTACAAGGCGGTTCTGATGCGATGACAAGGGGAGCTCTGGCAAGCCAAGCGGCAGCGGCTGAGGCATATCGAAACCAACTTATGGCCCTCGATCGCAGCGCATCTCTTGGCGGCAACATTAGAACAAGCGAGATGGGCGAAGCGGCCCGCAATACTGGCATTATTAACGACTTCAACCAACGCACTAGCGCCAACTATCAAAACTATTTGAATCAACGTGCCAACATGGCGAATCAGGCGCAAGTATACAACTTGGATCGAGAGCAACGCATAGCCGATGCGAATGTCGCGCAGCGCAACAAATTTAGCGTTGATAACCTCAACCGTTATAATGATCTCCTTGGTCAAAAGTATGCGATGGATCGCCAAGCACGAGCCGATAGACTAGCCATCCAAGCTAAAAAAGAACAACTTACTCAGCAAAATTACGAAAATTTGATGAATCATGCAGGTGCAAGGGCTGGAGTTGGCTACAAATACGACACAGCTATGAATCAACAAACACGCGACCGTAATCAAGCTATTCAAGGCGTGGCCGAAGGTTTTTCAAAGGGGTTGTCGTATTTTGGTCAAAATGCACCTCAAGGGCAGGCAATTCAACCAAGTTATTCGGCTACCTCCATGCCGCAAGTACAGGGGCGAGCGGGATATAGCCCATATACTCCAAATATGTCACCACGCGAAACAGCGGCATACGAGCCCTATGAAGCCGATTTTACTTTTGACGAATATTTGAGGAGAAAGGGTCAGTAATGGAATACAAAAGTACCTACCCTGTAACTCCGTATGCTCCTGGCGTTGATCCGCTCAATGATTTGTCAAATCCCGATTGGGCAAATTATGCCATGGAGCAAAAACGCAGAAAGCTGCAAGAAGACTTGAAAAGGAAAGGGCAAGCAAACCCAGCATTAGACGAAAGTTTGCCAAAAAAGTTTGTCCCTGCAAAAGAAGCTAATTCAATAGCTCCCAAGCCAGCACCTGTATTACCAAAAAAAGGTAAATCGTCAAAAATAAAAGACGAAGGGCAAATTGCAACCTCTTTGCCTTCCTTCGTAAAAACGCAACCGTCTGAGCCAGTAGGTTTCAACCTACAAACCCCGGAAACACCTGAAGCAATATTACCACCTGTACTTGGTGAATATAATAAGCCTGTTCAAGATTTTGCTCCTGAGTCTTTAGAGCCTCAACAAAACGCTATTCGTAACAACGTGATGGGTTACATACCTAACGAGCCTCGTCCTATGAACGCTCGTCCGTTGCCAGATCAACCACAAGGCGAAATGGATTTTCGAGGCAAGTTGTACGAATACTTAAAGAAGAAAATTTCAGGCGATCCGATGGATGCGGATCGTTTGGCTCGCATGGGACGAGCCAGAGATTACGCAGCTGCCAACCAATTCGGTGCCAGCCTTGCAGATAGTGCTTCCAAAATGGGAACCCTAGAGGGCAAACGCTCTGAAGTTGGTAACTTTCAACCTTTGATTGATTCGATTTATCAAAGGGATATGGGCAAAGTTGGCGATGAATTGGCCCTTGAAAAACAGAGAGAAGAAAGTCTCCTGAGAGGGGCAAACCTTTCTAGTAAACTTTTAAAGTCCACAGGACCAAAACCACCCAAAATTTTACCCTACTATAAGCCGCCCACCGATGAACAACCGGGTGAAATTCTCATGTATGACGAGGAAGGAAATTTAATGCCTCGTCAACTTCCGCCAGGATACGAGCCTAATAATCCATGGTCTACTTTGCCTATGTTTATGGATCAGCAAGGTAGGCCGGTCGTTATGCAGCAAAACCCGGTTACGGGACAAACCCGACAGTTACCTATTCCAGACAATTTAAGAAGCCTCGAACAAGCTAAGATGGAAGCCAACAATGTTTTGAAGAAAATTGATTTGGACATGAAAGTCGCTGGGGAGCAACGTCGAGGCGAGTTAATGCGCGAGCAAGTTCGCTATCAGCAATACATGGCCCAACTGAGACAAAGAGAACTTGAGTTAAAAATACGGGCTCAAGAAGAAAAAGAACGCACTAATAAAGTCAATGAGGGAATTAAAAAGGATAAAATTTCTTCTGGAACAGGTGCAGGCGGTGCAAAAGTTACGGAAGCGCAAGGCAAAGCTGGCGCGCAAGCAAATGTTGCTGTCAAGGCTTTGACAAGACTTGAAGCCATAGAGCAAACCGGGTACAGGCCGGGAGTTGGAAGTGTTATGCGCGGTGCTGTAGGAGTTCTAGCACCTGATCTGCAAAACTACATTACACCTGAAGTTGAACAAACTTACAAAAACGCGACAAAAGCTCTAGTAGACCAATTATTGCGCTTTTCATCGGGCGCAGCGATTGGTGAGGCGGAATTGACTAGGACGCTTGGAACGTACGCGATTGTGCCGGGAGACAAGCCTGGGACAAGAAAACAGAAAGGCGAACTACGCCGCGCATACGTTCAAAGTATTATCAATGCAGCTGGGCCAGCTGGATCTGGAATGGAATTACCCGAACAGCAAGGACCAAGGAAAGTAATCAAAAAATTTCATGACAAAGTGAATAATAAGACAAAATTTATTTACAACTATGGCGAGCCAGAGGTGGTAAATGGCCTCCGATGAGAATTGGGAAGAAGTACCAACGGAACAGTGGGAAGAAGTGCCATTAAATGAAAACGATAAAAAAGCAGCGCCAGTAGAACAGTACGATCCTGATAGTTTTATTGAAAACTACGCCATTCCCGGCTTGCAGTCTTTAGGGGCTGGCGTTAGTGATCTAGTTGGTGGTGTCAGTAATGTTTTAGATAAATATTCTGGCGCACCAGCAAGGGCAGGTATTCAAAAGGTAGCACAAGGAAAACCCGAACAGGCTTGGCAGGCGGCCCGTCAACAATTTGGCGAAGATCCAACAAAAGCGCCGAGCGGAAAAGATATTGCTGCCGGTCTTGGCGTTTCAACAAAAGAGTACGAAACGCCGATTATATTGAATCCTTTTGTGCAAAAAGGCGGAAAATTAACTTTAAGTCCTGCGGGAGTGATTGGCGGTTTTGGTGAGGCTGTAGTTGATCCTACAAACGTAATTCCATGGGGTGGAATCGGGAAAGGCGCCGTAAAAGCCGCCAAAGGTATGGGTAATGTTGCTGGTAAATTCGGTAGGGGTATCGCGCCACCAATAGGTAAAGTCGTCGCAAGGGTGCCTCCAGAAACGACTAGAGCCTTTATCAAAAGTCCCAGAGAAATTGAAGAAACGGCGAAATTGTATCAAACCGAGGATATTAAAAACATCCTTGACGAGACAGTAGACGAGGCAAGGCGTGGCGTAACTGGCGCAGAAGAAAAAAAGAAAGCGCTTGAAGAAATGTTACGTCAGAAAATGCGCGATAAAAAGTTTGATTTGCAAAGGCCGCAAGTCGATCAACAAATTGTTTCCAACATACAAAATCAGCTAGGCAATCAGAAAAAATTATTAGGCAAAATGTCGGATGAAGCTGACGATGCACTTGTTAGAGATAGCATATCATTTAGAAAGCAGGATCTTTTAAATTTTGTCGATCAAATTGGTGCTAGTTATGGTGGTTATTTTGCGGGGGAAGGACGCGAAGAGGCACTAGCCAGATGGATGAAATACCGGGAAAGATTGGATAGCTATCCTGACATCATTCCTCCAACTCTATTACGCGACACGATGCGCCAAATACGTGATGACAGTAGTTGGAATTTGAGCGCTGGAAAATTTAACAAAGAATTAGACGTAATGAGAAAAACACTCACAGAAAAGATGAGTGATGTTCTGAAACGTCAAAGTCCAGATTATGCTAATTTGATGGGCCAAATGGCTCCCATGTCGCGTAATTTGGAAAAAATGAGTGATTTGTGGGGAAGTGTTGACGATCCATCCAAGGGATTGCAGACATTACAGACAATTAAAAAAGGAAACGCTGCGAACACTGAATACTTGCGGGGATTATTGAGACAAAACGCTGTTATTGCCAAAGATCCGACAATTTTAAAAGAATTGCAGAACTGGCAAAAAGACAACGTGGTTTTGGAACGGATGCAACGTGGCCAAGACTTGAGTAATGAGCTTTTCCCGCAAGACG